CCGGCTGCAGGGAAAATTCGTTCACATAGCCGCATTCGGGGCATTCGGCCTCAATAGGCTCGCCCGGCCCCTTAGCGCCTTTGGCGCGCACGATAGGCTTGAATAGATCGCCATCGGGGCAATGTTTGTCGATTGATCCGGCATAGTCGAGGATTAGGCAGTCGGTTTTGCCATCATCCAAGCGCAAACCGCGACCGACGCATTGCTGCAAAAGTCCCACGCTTTCTGTCCGGCGCAACATGGCGATCACGTCAACATGGGCGCAATCCCAGCCTGTCGTGAGGACCGACACGTTCACGATATACTTGATCTTTTTTTGCTCGAACCGCTTCAAGACAGACGCCCGATCATCGGTGCCGCCGTGGACGATGGCGCTTAATTCAGGCGGCAGACTGGCTAGAATTTCCTCCGCATGGCGGATAGTGGCGGCGAAGAAAACAACGCCTTGCCTGTCTCTCGCCTGCGCAACGACATCACCCACGATGCCCGAAGTCTTGCGCCCATGGCCTACGAATGCCGCGTCAACGCTGGCGGCATCGAACTGGCCGTTGGGGCGCATGACTAGGCCAGAGGTATCATAGGCCCCCGTGTTGATTGCGCCGATCTTGGGGGGCGTGAGATAGCCCTTTTCGATCAGGTATCGGGCATCAATCGAATAGACGCATTTCGTGAAGAATGGATCGCGGCAAACATCGTCGTCGTTCACGCGGTCATCGGGACCGATGCGGTAAATATAGCCGCGCCCTAACTTGAACGGGGTTGCTGAAAGCCCGACAACGCGCAGGTTGGGATTGGCCTGTCTCATTTCCTCTAGGATTGCCAGCACGGTTGGGGCAATGGTATGCGCCTCATCCAGAACCACGCCGCAATAATCCCCGCGCGTGAAGCGCGAGATTGACCGGGAAACGGTTCCAGGAGTCCCGAACACGATATTATGCCGGGTGGATTTCGCGCCCGCACTGGCCGAGAAGATAGAGCAAGGGTGGCCCGTCGCGATCATTTTGGAGGCGTTTTGGAGCGTCAATTCCTTTTGAGGGGCAAGGCATAGGACGCGCTTGCCTTGCGATATGCCGTGCAGCCAATCAGCTAGGGCCGCGACGATATGGGACTTGCCCGAGCCGGTTGGTGCTTCGATGAGGCACGGTTCCACGGAAGCCCGCAGCCAATCCTTGGCGGCTTCCACGGCATCCTGTTGATAGTCGCGGAGAGCGCTCATAGCCCATCAAACAGAGAAATCTGCCCCTCTGGCCGCACTTCGGGCTTATCAAACCAGATCGTCGATTGCGGCACTATGCCCAGCAAGGAATAGCGGTTCAACAGGATCGCCATGGCAATTGCCTTATATGAGGGAGCCAGCCCAATCCGCGCGATCTCATCCGGCACGCAATCGGGTATCCCCTCCGAATAGCAGCGACCCTCCCACGTCTTCATGTAGGCCGCGACTTTCGATGAAGCGCTCTTCCCATAATCCGATATGTCGCGCCGCTTCTCGGTTCGCCAATGTTCTTTGCCGCTCATTGAGCATTCCCCATGCTTTCCGGGTTACTTTTTCAGCCGCGCCAATCTCTAGCGCAGCAGCAGCATGGCCAATCCATGCCTGCCGGTTGATGTTGTAATTTGTTAGCGCGTTCTCGCAGCTAATCGGCCATTCTTCAACAACGCGGGCCATGGCCTTGCCGTAGGCGATATGGTCGCCCGTGAAGGCAATGGCATTCTCTAACGAACAGGACGACCCCTCCCACATAGGAGAGGCCATTTCTTCCCAAGCTGATATGGGATGCCATATCCGCCTAAACCGCGTCATCCTCAAACTCCACCGGCTCGCCCATTTCCGCGTCCCAGCTATCGGAAAAGCTCTTGTTCTGGAACAGCGCGGCCAATCCGGTAATCTGTTTGAGGCGCAGCAATTCGTCTTTCGTCATGCCGATATGCTTACAAATCCAGTGATCGCCCTTGCCCATCTCGACCAGTTCCGACACGATGGAACTCATCAACTCGATGTTATGCGTGCCCCTGGCGCGGTTGTGGCGAATGGTCGATGCCATGCGATCCGACATATCCTTGTCGATCACAACGCAAGGCAGGATGCCGCGTTCGCGCTCTCTGATCCGCTGGCTGTTTTTCAGCACGGTGAAGCGGTGGAAGCCGTCAACAACGACATAATCGCCGGCTTCCTCGTCTCGGCAAACGACGACGGGTTGCGTGTAGCCATCCTCCCAAATGGAGATTTCCAGCAACTCCATTTCCGGGGGTGCGACGGCGTTGGGATTGTAATCGTTGGATCGAATTTGATCGATGGGAACGCCAATGACGTTATAGACGGGGGAGCGGTAATCACTCATAGCTGCCGTCCTCCTTGTGAACTTCGGACCCGGTGACGGGGGGGTTGAACACGGAAATCAGCACAGTGTCCGTGATTGCCTGAAACAGGTGATCGTCATGCTGATCCAGCGCGTAGCAGGTATCTGGCCGTATCTCGTAAACCAAGCCGGTGTCGAGATTGGTCAGAACGCCCAAGCCGGAAACGCAAAAGCACGCCTCCTGATGCTTGGTGTAATGCCAGTGGCGCTGCTCCCCGCGCGGGATCAGCGTTTTGTGCAGCGAAAAGCCCATGCCATCCTTCGCCAGCAAGTAGCGATAGCTGACAAATCCGCCTTCGGGGCAGGCGATATCCTGCTTACGCGACAACACGTCGTCTAGGGTAATGACTTTCATTTTTAATCTCCATCAATCCGATTGGTGGCCGAGCTTCCAATGCTTTTCAGCGGTGGAGCTGGCGTAGTAAGGGCATTCGTTCAGTTCGTAGCCAGCGCGTGCCGCTTCCCAGCCTTGAGCGAAATAATCCTTATTCGACTGGGGCTTGCCGTTGGCTTTGGGGCCGAGCTGTTCGTTCTTGAACATGTCATTTTCTCCATCTGACAAAGGGAGAATGCCTGCCTTGTGATAGAGTGTCAAGCGTCATAGCTTGGCATATTTTCTCATAATCATCCGTTGACGCCCGATCTGTTCGGCGGTTTGGGCAAGGCCCATATATTTGCATTGGTGATCGTTTTTCAGGATCGTGATAGCGAAGCGCTTCCAGCTTGTGACGGTGCCAGCATTGGTTTTCAGGCCGTCCAAATGATCTGGCGGCAGCTTGATCCGCACACGGTCGAGCGTCTTGTTGCCATGGCGCGTCTTGCCATTGAGCGTGAAGCGAATTCCCATCTGGCGAAGATCACTGATAATCTCTGAGGGAAGACCGCGCCCTACCCGACCCCAATACAAAAACGATTGGATAAAGCGCTGTCTAAAATTTCTCGCGGTTTCCTCCGGCAAGGTGGCTAGAAGGAATTTGACGAACGATTTCCAGGTGTGATTGGGGGGCAATTTGATCGACTTGTAGGTGAGTTGCTTGCCGTAATGGGCAATGAAGTTTGCACCAGCCACGCGGCTACACAAGCGCGCCCAAGTCGTTGGATCGATCACGCGATACATGTTGAGGCTGGACTTGCTCTCGCTCATGAAGGGGGAGGCAACGCGCATTTTCCCAATGGGCACGCCGGCCATATAGAACAGGTCATATAGCGTGTTGTAATCCCATTCGAACTTGGCATTGGCGGTCCAAATGTCATCCGTCTTCCAATCGTAAATTGGATAGACGTTATAGACATGCTCCATATTGCGCTTGGTCCAAGGCATCCCGCCAATGCTTTCCTTGCGATCATTCATGATTGCGCGGTAGCGGTTAAGGCTCTCCTGCGCGCGAATACCGATCATGTTGGCGGTCAGTTTGCCATCGGCATACCATTCGCCAAACTCATCCCAAAATTCGTCATAGTTCATATTCGGACGGAAGAACGGGAATGGGTTGTTCCCCATATGAACAATATAGCTGTCGTCCGGTAGCGGGCGTATCCACCGCTCTTTGTCAGCCTCGCCCCAGCACTGCCAATCAATCTCATAGTGAGAGACGGTGCAAGGAAGCGTGATGGGCAGGCAGCACCAATAAACGTCCAAAAGGTCCAGATTTTCACGAATGATCTTGTGCATGAAGTCGAGGGACTGTGTATAATTAGCCTCATTATCGAGGATCATCACGCCAATCTTTCGCTCAATGCCGTGCGCCCGCATATATTGCAGCACAAGATTGAGCATGACGCCACTATCCTTGCCGCCCGAGAATGACAGATAAATGCGCTCGAAATTTGCGAATATGAAGGCAAGCCGTTCCTGGCTGGCGTCATAGACGTTTTGGGTTTTGTAAACCCGCTGGGACCGCTGTTCCGGTACCGCCATTTCATTCTCCATCAGTTGGGGGTTGTCACCAGTCGGGTTCTATTTGATCATCGTCCACGCGTTTCGCGGAGCAAAGCATTGAGAGATAGGAAAGCATACGCTGCGCCCATAGGGTCAACGCCGTTTCCTGTCGCACGAAGCCGCTCAACCCTGTGGGCCATCGCATCAATGCCTCGACGAAGATGGGATTGAGCTTCCTCTTGACTGAGGGCTGGTTGGAATTCGGGAAATCGGTCGAGGACATCGATCCACCGGCTATCGGTTGGGCCGGGGATGATGGTTGGGGGTTGAAAAATTGCTCGGCGTGATAGTGCAGGCTGTCGTCCCGAATTTTCCCGTCTGGGTGAATTAAGCTCCCCACACTTGACCCTTTGGGGTTGTTCGCTGTTGGTGCGGCCCATTGCTTTGCCACCATCACCGCCTGCCCCGTCAACAGAAGTTCGTTGGATCGATCCCCGCCGCGTGTCAAACGCGTTCCATCCGTCACTGCCACCGATGGGGCTTCCCATTGCTGCCCCTGTGCCACCAGTCCATTCCTCGGATCGCTCGCTATCTCGCCCCGTTTTTCCGCGTCGTTCGCTCGGGGTGCGTGCCAGTTCATTGTCCCGGCTATCTCCAAGCCGACTTGTTTCCCCGTCGCCATGCGGCGCAGCACCATTTCTTGATCTATTTCCCCATAGGCTGAATCCTGCGCTGTCGCACTCGGCCATGATGAACAGTCGTTCCCGCCGCATGGTATTGCCGGTTTCGGACGACGAGAATATTCCTGCCGCAACGCGACAGCCCAGTCCTTCCAATGCTGGGACGATGGCTTCAATTTGCCCGTCGCTATTCCCCGGTACGTTTTCGCGGAAGACAATATCAGGCCTGCACTCGGCGGCAATTCGGCAGACTTCGGGGGCGAGAAATCGCTCGCCATCGGCTCCTGCGCCTTTCCCGGCAACGCTGTTTTCCTGGCAGGGATCTCCCGAAGCGAGGATATGAACATTTCCACGCCATGGTTTAGCGTCGAAGGTTCGCATATCAGACCAGATAGGCGCCGGATGAAGCCACCCAGCTTCCATTGAAGCGACCAGTGACGACGCTGCCGCAACTTCCCCCTCCACGTAAGCCACGCCCCGTCCAGAGCGTCCAGCGTATGAGAGGGCAAGTTTGACCCCGAGGTCAAGTCCTCCAACTCCTGAGCATATGGAGAGGATGTTGTATTCGGAACGTAAAGCCACAAGGGAAATTCTCCATCTTTGCCCCGCGTGTGGGGGTGGGGGTTAGGCCCCTGAACAGTTTGGGCAAATAACGCCCCAAGTTATGTGCCAAGGGCCTGCTTTGCATAATGGGCACTGAAAATATTCTTCTGGAAATTTATCAGAATCCTCGCCTTTTGCTTTAGCTTTTCTAAAACCGTGCTTTAAATCAAAGCGAAGTTTGTCTCTTTTGAATTTTGCAGATGGCGAGGTGTCAGACCAATGGGTCATTTTTCACGGCTTTCCAACATTGCCCACTCTACAATTTTGGCGTCAGCGATATCATACCAATTATCGTAATAATCGATAACCCTCCATCCCATCTCCGCCTTCCCTCCAGAAGAACAAAATGTTTCTCCTATAAAACTGGCCACCCTGGGAGTATCCCCATTTTCACGAATTAGAACATATCTACCATCCTTAGCCCATTCAGGCACGGGAGCCTTTTGATATTCAATCATTTTAAGCTCTCCCTGCCCGAACCGCAGCCCGATGCTCGGCAATTTCCTTGGCGATAGCGAGGGTAGAGAACCGCCCCAATCCGCGCTCGACCACGTAATATTCAACAGTGCCATCCTTGCGGAAGCTGGCGTCGATCATCAAACCGTGGTGGCGAATGTGGCGGGCGGGCTTCGCATCGATCATTGCATTTCTCCATCTTCTCCCCCGCTTGTCGCACGCGATCTAACGCGCGTCAAGGGCGACTTTGGCATCCCGATAATTCTTAATGAGCAATCGGAACTTAGCCCATTCCTCATCGCTTTCATCATCGGCGATTTGCTCCGCGCAATCGGCGAATGGCTTTAGCGCCGCCTCCAACGCCTCGATGCGGTCGGCCGCAGCGTCCAGGGCGATGGCGGTAAGGCTATTCGGACGCAACGCGCCGTAGCCCTTGGCGCGTTCGCGGCAGAGTCCGGGCAGGCGCTTGGGGTCGATGCGGGTCATTCGCCGCACCCTCTTCCAATTTTGCCCTTGTCGCGAGCGTCAACAAATTCGCGCCAATGTCGCCATCCCTGTGGACATGCAAAACCCCATTCCCGGATTGCCGGGCCAGTGATAAAAAGCGTCACAGCGCGACCACCTGGCACAATTTCCAAACGATGTAACGCTTCTGCCCTTCGGGTTACAGTATCGCCCGCATGACGCTCGAAAATACCATCAGGCGTATGCTCGATATATGAGCCAGCCAGCACGATTGACGTGTTTTCCCACGGGTGATCATGGAAAGCGCGATCATCGTCACTTGCGTTGATTTCGTGCAGATAGACCGAGCAAAGCTGATTGCGCGGGATGACCCACCATCGGCGCAAATAGTTATCACCGATGACGAAATCAGGCTCGCGGGACATACTGCCTTCAGCCCATTTGGCTAGATCGTTTATTGTGGTGTATTCCATCATGTCATTTTCCAGTAACTAGAGGATTTTCCAGTCCACGGCGAAAGGTCCAGTTCGGGCAATTTGGCCTTCACAACCTTGGCATAACTCACGCTCCCCGCCTTCTCCACCAGCGTCAGCTTCCTGCCGGCAATAGTAGCATCTCGACTGCCCGCCATATCGACCATCTGCGCGAGCAAGTCGGCCTTACGCTCTTGCAGGAGTTCCAGTTGCTCCGCGATCTCGTCCCACTCCCTCACCGCCTTACTGGCGGCAGGTGTATCAATCACCACGCGCAGCGGGGCCAAGTGTTCGGCGGCTAGATCGGGGTCGTTGATCGTCGCGATCAGTTCGGCATGGAACTGGCGGAGGATGGGCAAGGATTGGTCGCGCCATGCTTGATCGGCCTCGACGACGACATGCGCGGTATCGACCGGGCACCATTGGAAGAAATGCCAAAGATTCCTCCCGGTGACGAACATGGATAGCTGGCACTGGTCAAAATAATGCAGTTGCTCGTCAAGCCGCTTGAACGGTGCGGGCGCTTCTGGCGTTTTCCGAAGCCCGAATGGGCATTTGGTTTCGATGCCATAGCCGTCACTTGTCCACCCATCCGGCGAGCATCCAAAAATGCCTTCGTCATCTTCCGGCACGGTGAACTTTGCCGGCGTCACGGTGAGCCCAGTTTCCATCTGGAACTCTAACAGAGCGCCCGCCTCATTGGCGTTGCCCCACTCGGTTGGGGGCGACCCCTTAAACTCCCGTTCCGCGCCTAGGGCGTCCCTCACTAGGGACCGCATTGCGTCGTCGCGGGTCATCCAGGGATTGTTACCGAGAATTGCGCCGCAAATGCTGGCAGTGATGCGCTTGGACCGGAGCGGGTCGGTTAGGTGGTTGTAGGGTTCACTCGTCATCGTCAATTTCCATGTATCCAGCCACGTTGCAGAGGCTTTCGATGAACTCGTAAGCCGCCTCAATCACGCGGTCGCTTTGATAGACAGTCTCCGCACAAGTGAT